GGAATAAATCGTAATGGCAGTTCGCAAGACAGCAAAAGGTGCAGCACTAAAACGTTGGTTCAAAGAGGACTGGAAAGATGTGCGTACTGGTAAGGCTTGCGGACGCAAAGCAGGAGAGAAGCGAGGCACGCCCTATTGTAGACCTACAAAAAAGGTGTCTAGTAAAACTCCTAAAACAAGTGGCGAGATGAGTTCTTCAGAGAAGCGCAAAAAGATCGCTGAAAAGAAACGTCTGGGACAACCTGCGGGTAAACCACGTAGAGTGTCTCCAGCTAAACGGAAAAGGAAGACGTAATGGAAATCTTCCAGAACGGCAGGTTCTCTTCAGGTGAACCAGTGTATCAGATTGGCACAAAGAACGCTGACGGTACACATGATGTTAAAGTTTTTGACTTGATGACTAAAGCTCAAGCAGAAGCTAAATTGAAATCTATGGGTGTTAAAGTTGAAGCACCTAAGCCTGCGGCCTCTACTAAAAAGGCAGCGCCGAAATACGCGGATATGTCTAAGCTCGAACTAGAAGCGCTTATGCGTGATGAGGGTATTGAACTAGATCGCCGTAAATCCAAAGCTAAACTTCTTGCAGAAGTAAAAGCACACTTCAAAGGTAAGTAAACATGGCTACATCGGGCACCACATCGTTTAACATGGACTTCACGGAAATCGCTGAAGAAGCATGGGAACGTGCTGGTCGCGAGATGCGCTCTGGCTATGATTTACGTACGGCACGCCGCTCTATGAATCTAATGACGATTGAGTGGCAGAACCGTGGTATAAACTTGTGGACGATTGATGAGGGTACGGTGAGCCTAACCGAAGGTACGGCGACTTATGACTTACCCGCAGATACTATCGATCTTCTTGAACAAGTGGTTCGTACAGGTGCTGGCACAACACAACAAGACCTTACAATAACACGTATTAGTGTAAGTACTTACGCTACTATCCCTAATAAAACTGATACAGGCAGGCCGATTCAGGTGTTTATTGAGCGGTTACGCGACAACCCACGTATAACTGTATGGCCTGTTCCTAGCTCCGACGAGTATACATTTGTGTATTGGCGGCTGCGTAGGATCGAAGACGCTGGCTCTGGTGCGCAAACAGCGGATATGAATTTCCGCTTTCTCCCGTGTCTAGTAGCAGGGCTGGCGTACCATATCGCCATGAAGGTACCTGAATTAGCCCCTCGTGTGGACATGCTAAAGGCAGAGTATGAGGCTCAGTTTGTTTTGGCGGCAGGAGAAGATCGGGAGAAAACCCCGTTCCGATTCGTGCCTAGTGCTATGAGGCAGTAATGGAGAGATTTGCATCAGCACGAAAAGCGTTAGGACTTTGCGATATTTGTGGGTTTTCCTACAAACTCAAAGAACTACGTCCGCTGTATGTAAAGGGGAATAACACAAACACACTCGCGTGCCCTGAATGTTGGGATCCAGATCACCCACAGTTACGACTTGGCGAGTTTCCTGTTGTTGATCCACAAGCACTACGCAACCCTCGTCCTGACACAGTAGAACTCGTTGCTGTGCGTAACGATCAATATGGGTGGAACCCAGTGGGGCTAGACGATCCATTTAACCTACAAGATAATAGCTTAGTTGCTACTGGATTTGTAGGGCGAGTTACGGTAATAATTTCTTAGGAGGCTATAACATGTCAAACTGTGGTACTAGAAAGATGAAAGCTGGCGGTAAAGTAACTAAGCCTAAGAAGATGGCTAAGACCGCTAAAAAATCTAACGGGATAAAAGTTCGCGGTACAGGCGCGGCGACAAAAGGTTTGTACGCAAGAGGGCCAATGGCATAACGCATGGACTATACTGAGTTAAAAACGAACATAGAAGACATCTGCGAGAATACATTTACAGATGACCAACTGGCTATGTTTACTCAGCAAGCCGAGCAGAAGATATACAATTCTGTGCAGATTCCTGCGCTGCGTAAAAACGTAACCGCAAATTTGACAGCTAACGATAAATATTTAGCACTACCCGCTGATTATTTATATACGTACAGCTTGGCGATTGTGGATGCGTCTAGTAACTATGTGTATTTGCTAGATAAAGATGTTAACTTTATCCGTGAAGCATACCCGAATCAAACTACTACAGGTACTCCTGTACACTACGCTAATTTTGATGACACCGCGTTAATACTAGGTCCAACCCCTGATATAGCGTATGCAACTGAGCTGCATTATGGGTATTATCCAGAATCGATTGTTACTGCAGGTACTACATGGCTAGGTGACGAATTTGATTCAGCGTTACTTAACGGTGCGCTAGTTGAAGCGATTCGGTTTATGAAAGGTGAGCAAGATATGGTGGACATGTACAACAAGATGTACGTTTTGTCCCTCGGCTTACTTAAAAATCTTGGGGATGGTAAGCTTCGGGGTGATACGTACCGTTCTGGGCAACCTAAAAACCCTGTGAGCTAAGGAGATTACTATGGCAATCACACAGGCAATGTGCACATCCTTTAAACAAGCTCTTCTTGATGGGGAGATGGACTTCAGTAGTGATACCGCGCAAACGTATAAAATCGCGTTGTATACATCGGCAGCGTCACTAGATGCGGCGACCACTGCGTATACAACTTCGAATGAAGTGTCTGGCACAGGGTATACAGCGGGGGGTAATACACTTACCATCGTAGCGCCTACAACTTCTGGAACCACTGCGTACTTGGATTTTGCGGATACTACATGGGCGTCTGCAACAATTACAGCACGGGGGGCACTGATTTATCAATCAGGCGGAACTAACCCAGCAGTAGCGGTGTTAGATTTCGGCTCGGACAAAACGTCCACATCTGGAGATTTCCAAATTGTTTTCCCAACAGCAGATGCGAGTAGTGCTATAATTAGGATTGCCTGATGGTTACATTAGCTAATAGAGTTAAAGTTAATACGAGTACAACAGGTACTGGAACGGTTACTCTAGGGAGCGCTGTTTCTGGTTATGCCGACTTTACGAATGTCGCAGATGGAGCGACAGTAAGGTATACGATTGAAGATGGCGCGACTGCTTGGGAGATAGGCACAGGTACTTACACTGCTTCTGGTCCAACGCTTACACGTACGCTAACTGAAAGCTCTACTGGTTCTTTGCTGGATTTATCTGGCTCTGCTGCGTTGTTTATTACAGCAGCTGCGGAAGATTTGATTCCTGAAAGCGGTGGTACATTTAGCGGCAATGTGGATTTTGGCGCAGGAATAGATGTTACTGGAAATATAACCGTTACTGGGACAGTAGACGGTCGTGACGTTGCGGCGGATGGCGTTACGGCTGATGCTGCATTGCCTAAATCTGGCGGTACAATGACGGGTAATATCGTCATGTCTGGCGCTCAGACCGTCGATGGTCGTGATATATCGGTAGATGGCACTAAGTTAGATACCGTTGAAACAAACGCGGACGTTACAGACACTGCAAACGTCACTGCCGCTGGCGCGGTTATGGATAGTGAACTAACAGATGAAACCGCGGTTAAAGCTATCAACCAAGGTTTAGCAACAACTGACAGTCCTAGCTTTGTGGCGGTTACTGTTGACGCTGATCCGACAACATCTTTGCAGCTCGCAACGAAGTCATATGTAGACACGATTGCAGCGGCAGGCTTGCACTATCATGCGCCGTGTCGTGTTCAAACAACAGCGAACCTTTCTGCAACTTATGACAACGGCTCTTCTGGTGTGGGTGCAACGCTTACAAACTCAGGAGCGCAGGCCGCTATCTCTATTGATGGTGTAACGCTTTCAAGTGCGGATCGTGTTCTTGTTTCAGAGCAAACAAATGCCGCGCATAATGGCATTTACACTGTAACAACCGTGGGTGATGGCTCCACAAACTGGGTTCTCACAAGAGCTACTGACGCAGATAGTTATGGCCCCTCTGATCCAGATTCTTTAGGTCAAGGTGATGCTTTCTTTGTTAAAGAAGGGTCAACCAACGCAGGTCACCTTGATGTTATGAATACTGAAGGTGAGATCATCTTTGGGACGACTAATATCACCTTCGCAGAAGTTGCCGAAACAACTGTGTACACTGCGGGTACTGGTCTTACACTAACAGGTACGGTGTTTTCTACTAATCAAGACATCTCTACAACAGCAAGTCCGACTTTTGCGGGTGGGGCGTTTACTGGGGATGTATCTTTTGGCGACAATGACAAAGCTGTCTTTGGGGATGGTTCCGATCTAGAAATAAGTCATAGCCCGGGTTTAATATCAGGAGTTATAGACAACAACACTGGCAACCTTTACATCACAAACCATGCTGCAAATAAAGGTGTTTTTATTGGTGCAGAAAATAATAATGGCGGCTATGCTTCTTTATTAATAGCAGATGGAACAAGTGGGGAAGCGCAGCTTAGATATACAGATCAATCTACTGGTATTTCATCATTAAAACTAAACACCACGTCAACAGGCATTGATGTAGAAGGTCGGATTTACTTGACCGAAAATATCATCTTTGAAGGTGCTACCGACGACGACTTTGAAACAACTGTAACCGTTACAGACCCAACCGCAGACCGCACGATTACGCTGCCTAACCAAACTGGCACGGCGATGCTGTGGCAAAGCGCGTGGCCTGATGACCCCGGTGCTCCCGCTTACAGTATCCCAATCGGCCCCGGCACGTTAAGTTCATTGACGACGGGCTTGAGAAATATTGCAGTTGGGGCATTTGCGGGTGACGCATTAACGTCAGGTAATTACAGCGTGCTTATCGGGGATTCGGCAGGCGGTAATTTGACCACAGGCGGTGCTAACGTGGCAATTGGCATGGACGCCATGCCGCAAAACACAACAGATAGCAGCACAACAGCTGTTGGCGCATATAGTGGTGGTGGCGACTTTCTAACAGGCGGCACATATTTAGGTTCTGGCGCTGGCAACTATAATTCCGCATCAAAAGATTACCAAGTCGCGATTGGTTATCAGGCTAGTAATGATAATTATGGGGATTTTAGCGTAGCCGTTGGCGCGTATTCACTGTCAGATGGCAACCACTATCAATCGGTTGCAGTAGGTTATGATGCTTTAGGTCGTAGCTCCACATCCAGCGCATATTATAACATAGGCATAGGTCATAACAGCCTCAGTAACGTATACACTGGTGACCATATTGTAGGCATAGGAACCAACGTAGATGTAACAACCACAACATCTGGTTATGGTGTTTGTATTGGAAGTTTTACTCGTTTAACAAGCCAGTCCGTATGCATTGGATATCAAGCGATGTATAGTTCCGTAAGTAGTAGCAACTATATCGTAGCGATAGGCCATCAAGCTGCCTATGATATGGATGGCGGTGATTATTCTACCTTTGTTGGGTATCAAGCTGGTTATGGTGGTGGGACAGGCGGTTACAACACGGGAGTTGGGCGCGACAGTCTTAGAGATTTAACATCAGGAGGAGAAAATTCAGCTTTAGGTAATAGCGCACTTGGTAATGTAACTTCTGGCAGCGCTAATGTTGGAGTGGGTGGTGCTGTAGGTTTTTCTTTAACGACAGGTAGTGACAACACCCTGTTGGGTCATGGGGCAGGGCATCTTGAAGGTGGTGCTGTATCGCCCAACGCTTTAACGACAGGCTCCAATGTAACGTGCCTTGGACATGACGCAGTACCAACAAGCGCAACTGCAACAAACGAAATCACACTTGGCGATACTAATATTGCCACGCTACGCTGCAACGTACAGACAATCAGCAGCTTGTCAGATGAACGCGATAAGACTGCAATCGCAGACATTCCCTATGGCTTAGACTTCATCAACGACATGCGCCCAGTGCAGTTTACTTGGAACCGCCGCGATGGGTCATTAGGTGCAAAGCCAGACATCGGGTTTATTGCACAAGAGTTGCACGATGTTGAGCTAGACCACTCATCGTCATCACGCACGCGCTTGGTGAGTTGGGCGAACCCAGAAAAGTTAGAAGCGGATTACGTTAGATCGTATCCTATTCTCGTAAAGGCCGTACAAGAGTTGTCGGCGAAATGTGATGCGCTAGAAGCGCGTATAGCTGAGTTAGAAGGAAACTAAGATGGCTGTAAATGAACTAGACCGCGACTATCTAAAGTTGCTGCACATGTGCGATCAGATTGAAAACATTCAGAACGGCATGAAAATGGAACATGAGGGCGATGCTGAAAAGAAAAAGCAAGTTGGCAACATGGTCATGCACTTGGAAATGGAAGTGCTAGATAGCAAGTACACAGATGGCGGCAAAGACATGACGCGCATCAATAGCACCATTACGTCTGGTCGTACCTACTGGAAGTCATAAAGACGCTAGATTAAAGGAGTAAACAATGCTTGGGTTTATGCCGATATCTTCCATCCCGTTAGCGGAAGATGGCAGAAACGCAGTTGTTTACTTAGAAGGTTTAGAAGCAACTGCTTCTGTCGGTGAGGTTACCGTTACTGGTACTGCCGTTGTTGATGTAACAGGACTTTCAGCTGTCCCCGATGTCGGTGAGGTTACCGTCACAAGTGACGCTATTGTTTCTTTGACTGGCGTAGCAGCTGTAGGACAGATTGGAATACCTTTTATTTGGGGCGAAATAATTCCAAGTCCCGGCACCGTGTATACACCCATTGCTCCAAGTCCCGGCACCGTGTATACAACCATTGCTCCAAGTCCCGGCACCGTGTATACAACCATTGCTCCAAGCCCCGGAACAAGCTATACTGAGATAACACCTTCCACCGAAACAATTTGGACAGAAGTGGCGGCATAGGATTCTAAAATGAGTACATATACACAAAACTCAGGCATTGAGCTTATAGGTACAGGTGAAAGATCAGGTACTTGGGGCACGGCAACAAACACAAACCTCCAGATTTTAGAGCGTTTAGCAACTGGAATTGGTACTATTTCTTTGTCTGGGACAACACATACCTTGTCCTTTTCTGATGGTACGCTTTCTGATGGTCAGTACAAACTCCTTATTTTAGGTGGGTCACCTAGCGGAACAAACACAGTCACTATAAGTCCCAACGATGCAGAGCATTTGTACTTTGTTAAAAATAGCTCTGGAGAGGACGCTATATTCACACAAGGCACGGGTGGAGATGTTACTGTAGCCAATGGCGATTCCGCAATTATTTATAGCGATGGGGCTGGATCAGGTGCGCAGGTTGTAGACCTTACGTCTATCCTAGCAATAACTCTATCGCAGTTGGGGGTAACAGCAACCGCCGCAGAAGTGAACTATAACGACATAACAACCTTGGGCACATCTGAGGCCAGCAAAACCGTTACGGCAGATGCAAATGGCGTGGTTATATTTGACGGTGGGGTTGTAGAGGATGAAACAACGGTGTCCTCTAGCTCTCTCACAACTACCGTTAACTGTAGGGATGGTAACGTATTTTCTACAACGCTTTCTGAAAACACCACGTTTTCGTTTACCAACCCCCCTGCAAGTGGAAGAGCCTTTGGGTTTACGCTTAAAATTGTACAGGACGCAAGTGCTAGTGGATTTACGGTATCTTGGCCTCCTGCTGTTGTCTGGCCTTCGGCGTTAGCTCCGACTCTGACAACAACAGCAGGTGCGGTTGACGTATTTACTTTTTTCACCTCCGATAATGGTGCAACGTGGTATGGGTTTACCGCAGGATTGGCGATGGCTTAATGTCGATTACTCGAAAACTATCTATGGGGGCAGGAGCGGACGTCACAGAGAGTGGCTGGACGCTGAATAATGTTCGTGTTCCAGATTTGGGTGGTGTCGTAGATATATCGGATAATGTGGCCGCCACAAATCTTTCTATGTTTTTTAAGCCCGATGGTACGCAGGTTTTCTTTGCGGAAGATGCTGGTCTAAGTGCCACAAGACTTGAGACATTTGATTTAAGCACGGCCTATGACGTAACCACGGTGTCGCATACTAGACAGAACAATGCGCCTTTAACTGAGGTGCATAAAGGTATTTTCTGGAAACCGGATGGCACGAAAATATTTTTTGTATTCGATTCGGTTGCCATAGAACGTATTTACTCCTACGATGTGTCAGTTGCGTGGAATACGAGTAGTACTTTTTCTAATGCCACTTATATAGACCTTAATGTCTCCTCTAATGACCCAAGAGGTATTTTTATAGATTCAAGTGGCACTCATCTTTATCACACAGATTCCAGCGATCTAATCTTTGAATATAGTATGTCTACCGCTTGGGATTTAAGTACGGCAACTTATGTGGCTTCGTTTGACCCCAACGACGGAACAAAAGTTTCTTCCCCAAGAAACGTGTGGTTTAAGTCTGATGGTTCTGCTTTTTATATTGATAGAGGGGCGACTACAGGTCTTATAAACGAATATGCGTTAAGCACTGCTTGGGATATAACAACAGCTAGCTTTACCGCAAATGTTTCTATGGATTGGGGGCGTTATAAAGTTCCATCCGCGTGGACGTTTGACAGTTCTGGCACGAGGATATTTTTTTACGTCCGTAATACATTTATATCAAGCGCATCTTTCCTGATGTCAGGAACCTTATCGACCGCTTGGGACATTAGTACATTCACTGTGGATTACCCTGCCTCGAACTTCTATGATACTATTGATAAAACTATTACAGGGGTTTCTCTTAATGGTGCGGGGACCAAACTTTATCTTACTCAGTCTTCTTCACCCTCGGATCAGTTTTTTCAGTATAATTTAAGCACTGCGTATGCTTTGGCAAGCGCACCTGCAATAGGCTCTCCTAGCGCAACATATGATGCAAACAATAGTTATGCTGCAAAAGGTTCTTCGATTTCTTCTGATGGGTTAAATTTCTACACACTACAAACAGATGCTTTTAATATTTTTGGGCGTAGTTGGACGCTCGGAACCGCGGACGACATATCTTCTATCTCTTCTTCTTCTGTAGTCAACGCTCCTAACGCTATTATAGACGGAACAAGTGCTAAAGATATTTGGATTGATGCAGATAAAGACAGGCTATGGATGGTCGTACAAGCAGGCCAAAGAGGGGTGCCAGATCGTATTATCACCTCCCTTCCTGGTCTGGTTAGTCCTACTCCATGGCAGTCGTTAGTGATTGGCAGTTCTAGTCCCAGAGATGTGTTTTTTAAACCCGATGGCACAAAGATGTTTTGGATTCGAGCCAGTAATGACCGCGTTTATGAGTACGCTTTGTCTACAGCATTTGATCTGGAAACAGCCACTTCGACTACTTCTTTCTTAGTTTCTGGGGAGGATAATAATCCATGGGGTTTGGCGTTTAAATCTGACGGCACAAAGATGTACATTGCGGGACAACAAAACGACTCTATTTATGAGTACGATTTGTCCACAGCTTGGGATGTGAGTACTGCCTCCTACACCACCGTTAAAGACGTTTCTACAGAGGGGACACAGCCTACGGGTGTGGAGTTTAAGACGGATGGCACAAAGATGTACGTTGTAAACTCTGGAGCCTTGGATGAGTACTCGTTGTCTACTGCTTGGGATATTTCTACCGCTTCTTTTGACCAGACATTCGCTCTTCCGGGGTCATTCAGTAACGAAAATGTACGTTTTAAGAGCGATGGTCTTCAGATCATAGTGGGGAAAGCATCCAGTACTAATGCTGCAATATATCCTCTGTCTACGGCTTGGGATATTAGCACTATAGGAACTGCAACGAGTTCTACCACTGTTATGAGCACAGGGAGTGACTGGGTCGGCAACGGTCTTTTCATTTCTTCAGATGGGACAAAGGTTTTTCAGGCAGACACAGGGTATGACCAGATCATTAGGGGTGATCTAAGTACTGCTTGGGATCTTTCAGACACTATCGTTCAGTTTGGTTACGATGAATACTCTTTAGATATAAGCACCACATTTACAAGTACCGTCGATAGCTTGGCGTTAGACCCTGACGGAAGAAAGATGATTGTTTTAGGGGATGGCGGTAAACTAGCTGAGTATACTTTTACAACTCCTTGGGACACAGGAACAGTAGCTTTAACGCAGACATATACACTACCTTCTGAGTTAGCGGACCCCGAGCGTATTTTTATTAACTTAGATGGGGTTCATTTATTCGTGACAACCGCGCTCGGTATTTACAAGCTGACGCTGTAAGGAGATGAAACGTGTATGCAAAGATTAGAGAAGGAAAGCCTGTTTCGTTTCCCTATAGTCAAGACGATTTACGTAGAGAACACCCCAACACAAGTTTTCCCAGAAAAGTTTCAGACAGTCTGTTTGCGTCTTACGGGGTGTTTCCTGTAAAACGCAGTGAGCGGCCTCCTTACCAGTCGTTAACTGAAAAGTTAGAGAGTAAGGTAACACTGGTAGACGGGTCTTGGGTGCAGAGTTGGGAAGTTGTTCGCCTTCCACAAAAGCAGGCCGAAGATAATATTCGAGGTCATAGAAATAGTAAACTAGCAAAATACGACTGGATGGCGTATTCTGACGTTGTAATGCCCGATCGTATAAAGAGGTACAGACAAGCTCTGCGCGATGTTCCTTCTCAAGACGGGTTTCCTTATTCTGTTATTTGGCCCGTTGAGGGGGAGTAATCTGGTGGAACTAAGTCCTGATATGCTTTGGAGTGGCGTACTAACTGTAGCTATAGCTGCGTGTGGGTGGATTATAAAAGCGATACATGTGGAACAGCAACGTCTTCAAGTGCTATTAAACCGCACCCGTGAAGAAATGGCTAAAGAGTACGTCACAAAATCTGACAGTTCTGCGGTTATGAACCAGATCGTATCTAGGTTTGACAGGATAGAAGAGAAGATAGATCGCCTTATGGAGGCTAAAAGGTAGTTATGTGTTATGGCTATTCTGGAGACTATCGCGGCTGCTAACGCGGCGTATTCGGTGATTCGCACCTGCATTCAGAACGGGCGTGAAGGCGCTGATCTTATGGCGTCAGTGGGTAAGTTTCTTACAGCCGAAGACGATATCAAGAAAGCCGTACAGAAAAAGAAGAACAGTCCACTCACTGCTATAACAGGTGGAGAAGAGGGTGATTGGGAGGAGTTCCAAGCCCTTGAAGACATTAGAGAAAAACGGCGCGAACTCGAATCTTATATCCGTTTGTATGGTAGACCTGGCCAATGGGATAGGTGGATTCAGTGGCAAGCCGAAGCGCGAAAACAAAGAGCCGCTGCTAAGAAAGCCGCAGAACAACGCCGTGCCGAGCAGATAGAGACAATCCAAACAGTTACCATAATAGCTCTAGCTGCATCAGGAGTTGTAGGGGCTATATATTTATTAGGCGTATACTTGGATCGGTGGTAGAACTCATAGAGATTCGACGAAATGTTTGGTGTGTATACAAAAATGGAAAAGTAGTTATAATCACATCAAATAAACGCATAGCGGAGCATTACTATGGCACACACAATTCTGGATGATTGGAAGATACTGCCTCGTTTGATGATGTTGGCGGTCACAATTTTAACTTACCAAGCGGTGCATTGGTTTATGTCATTGCCGGACCCGTCTGTAGCTCAGTCAGGTCTAGTATCGGTGTGCATGGGTGCACTTACAGGCTGTTTCGGTATTTGGATGGGTAAGGAGTCTAAAACTACGGTGACGCCTACAAAAGTTGTGCATGAGGAAAGCTATGACAACCGCTGAAGATTTTGTAGTTTTCTTAATGGTTAAAGCACTTGAATGGGTGCTTAACGTTGAAATGACCTTATACGGGAGTGTAATGGTATGATTCAGGCATTAATAGGACCGATTACGGAGCTAGCCGGAGGTTGGCTTAAAGGGAAAGCAAACGCACAAGCAGCGGCTGCAAACCTTAAACTTGTAGAAGCTGAAGCCAAGGCGACTATTATGAAGTCAGCGGCTACGTCAGAAGCTGATTGGGAACGTCTTATGGCACAGGGTTCTCAGAACTCATGGAAAGACGAGTGGTTAACAATACTATTTAGCGTACCATTGATCCTTTGTTTTCTGCCGTTTGAGTGGGCGGAGAGGGCTGTAACTAACGGCTTTGCTGCACTGGAATCTATGCCCGACTGGTATCAATATACGCTTGGTGTTATTGTAGCAGCAAGTTTTGGTGTACGGTCAGCAACTAAATTCTTTGGTAAGAAGTGATGGAAAACCTAAAAGTACCTATAGCTCTTGTAGCGGCGATGGCTGTGCAACTTGCTGGCGGTGTCTGGTGGGTATCACAACAAGCTGCAACTATTGCGAGCTTAGAAGAAACAGTTAGCCAACTTGGGTCGAAGATGGCTATCGAAGACAACGTCAATCTCAAGCGTGACGTGCAAGACAACGCTATGGAGATAGATTATTTGTGGGGCGAAATTGATGAAGTGTGGGAAGAGCAAGGACAACTTGCTTCTACGATAAAAGCAATTACCGCACTACAGCAGCGCGTTGCACTAATAGAAAACGATCTAAAATACATCAATCGTGACCATGAAGGTATGTTAGATATGAAAGGGAGCATGAAATAATGGCTTACAAATTAGGAAAGCGTAGCTTGGAAAAGCTAGAAGGCGTGGACGAACGCATGGTAGCAGTTGTTCGCCATGCTATTACGGTGACGAAGCAGGACTTCTCTGTGATTTGTGGACTCAGAACCATTGAAGAGCAACGTGCATTGGTTGCTAAAGGTGCAAGTCAAACCATGAAATCAAAACACCTAGACGGTATCGCCGTAGACCTTATGGCCTATGTGGATGGGGGCCGTTGGGAGTTGAATTTGTACGATGAAATTGCAGACGCTATGAAGAGCGGAGCCGAGGCTGTAGGCGTCAAGGTTCGTTGGGGCGCTGCGTGGAATATCTCAGACATTGGTGCATGGAAAGGTACAGAACACACTTTCCAACCAAAGAATACGCAAGCGGAAATCACAAAAGAATATAGTAGCACAATGGAAGATGCCATGAACTATTATGTAGACATACGGCGTGACCAAGAACGCCGTCCGTTTATCGACGCTCCACATTTTGAACTTATGGTGTAACTTATGAAGACAAAATACGAAGACCACGAAGTAGAAGTGATGTGCCGTAATTGCGGTTATGATTTAACAGCAGAAGATGCGAGCAAGAACGATTGCCCCGATTGCAAACAAACGCTAGAATTACAACAGAATGTAACTGTGTCTGTATCCTTACCACCTTTGTTTGGCGACTCTATGTAGGAGGTATCCATGCCTACCCAACAACTAAGATTTAAACCGGGGATAAACCGCGAAGTAACAAGTTATACCGCTGAAGGTGGTTGGTATGATATGGATAAAGTTCGCTTCCGTAACGGCTTCCCCGAGAAAATCGGTGGGTGGGAACCTGTGTCTGTCTACACCTTTCAGGGGGTATGTAGATCGCTGTTTAATTGGAATAGTTTGGCTCCAGAGACATTGTTAGGTCTGGGGACTAACTTAAAATATTACATTGAGCGTGGTGGTTTCTATTTTGACATAACTCCCGTACGAGATACAACAGCCGCAGGGGACGTAACTTTTGCAGCTACTGATGGTAGCGCCACGTTAACTGTGACTGATGCAAATCATGGTGCCCTTGAAGGAGATTTTGTTACGTTTAGTGGAGCAGTGTCTCTTGGGGGTAATATTACCGCTGATGTGTTAAATGCGGAATACCAAATCGTAACTATAGTAGATAATGACAACTACACTATAACTGCTACCGCCACTGCAAATTCTTCTGACACAGGTAATGGGGGAGCATCAACAGTTGGGGAATATCAAATCAACATTGGGCCTGAGTTTGTAATAGCTATAACAGGTTGGGGTGCAGGGGGATGGAGCGCAGGTACGTGGGGTAATGGAGCCGCAAGCACTACTGATTTATCTGGGCTACGCGTTTGGAGTCAAAGTAATTTTGGAGAAGACCTTGTGTTTGGCCCACGTGGTGGGGGGTTATATTATTCTGATATATCGGCGGGGCTTACTTCCCGCGCGGTATTGGTTTCTTCGTTACCCGGAGCGTCCGATGTCCCTACAGTACAAAACTATATACTTGTATCCGATACTAGCCGCTTTGTTTTTTGTTTCGGTGCTAACGCGCTAGGTAGTAGTACCCAAGACCCTATGCTCATTCGGTGGTCAGACCAAGAGGATATAGCTAGTTGGACGCCTTCAGATACTAACCAAGCAGGGGACATTCGGCTATCTAAAGGTAGTGAAATTATAACCGCACAGCAATCTCGCCAAGAAATTCTAGTTTGGACTGATACCACACTATATTCTATGCAGTATGTTGGATTTGGTAGTGGTATATGGAGCACTCAGCTTATTGGGGATAACATATCTATAGCGTCTCAAAATGCTACTGCCTATGCAGCGGGTGTGTCTTTTTGGATGGGGCTGGATAAGTTTTATATGTACGACGGGCGCGTGCAGCCATTACCCTGCACGGTTAAACGCTATGTATTTAATGATTTTAATAAATCTCAGTATCTACAAGTACATGCGGGGACAAACGAGGCGTACAATGAAGTATGGTGGTTCTATTGTTCCGCGGATTCAACTGAAATTGATCGGTACGTAGTGTATAACTATGTCCAGAATATTTGGTACTATGGTACTATGGGGCGCACCGCTTGGTTAGATTCCGAATTACGTCCTAGTCCCATTGCCGCTACATACTCTAATTCCTTAGTATACCACGAAATAGGTACCGATGATTCAGAGACACCGGGACAACCTGTAGCCGGAATGAATGCGTATATAACATCGGGTCAATTTGATATCGATACTGGAGATAAATTCTCTTTTGTTTGGCGCGTGTTGCCAGACCTTACATTTACGGGTTCAACTGTTGAATCTCCTGTGGCAACTATGACCTTGCTACCACTTGCTAACTCTGGATCGGGGTATAATAGCCCTGCGTCTGAAGGCGGTTCTAATTCTGGAACTGTCACACGTACATCTACAATACCTATTGAACAGTATACAGGGCAAGTGAACACCCGCGTGCGGGGGCGGCAGATGTCGTTTAAAATAGAATCCGATGCAGTGGGTGTGCAGTGGCAGTTAGGAGTTCCAAGGATAGATATTCGCCCTGACGGGAGACGCTGATGGCTAATCAACTAGATCGCCCTGAACCTCCGGCCTTACCACTCCCGCCGGGGGAATATAGTCGTCCGTATACAGACCAGAAAGATAATGTGTTCCGCTTGTTTTTTAACAGGATTACGTCTGTTTTGTCTGCGTTATTGACTACGGATGATGGCGGTAAGTTTATTTATATGCCACGTGGTTTGTTCTATAGCACTACGGCGCAAACCGCAGCGGCTACGAATACAGGGTATCCTGTAGAGTTTGAAAACGTGTACATTGGTAACGGCGTTACAATAGAGGGCACAGACAAAACACAGATAACGGTTAGCGCAGACGGTGTGTATAACTTCCAAGTCACCCTAATGACTGACCACACGAACTCTTCTGACGCTACTGTGTGGACGTGGATCAACAAAAACGGAACAGACGTAGCTTACGGCGCTAAAAAACAAACAATTAAAGGCAATTCAGATCAACCTATCTATTGGAATTTCTCTATAGATGTTGCTACAAATGAGTATATCGAAATGTACTGGGCCACTGATGACACGGCGCTTAGTCTTCACACAGAAGCTGCCACTGCCCCGCACCAAGGCATCCCGTCAGCAGTTGTAGCAGTATCGTTCGTTAGCAATCACTAGGGGGGAATATGGATTTTATTGAACTTTTTGACGCTGTAGTACGCGAATCCAAACCTGTGTTGGATGACTACGTAAAGCCAGAGACTATGGACACCGAGCTAGCTTCCATGGGGTTAGACAGCTTGGATTTTGTAATGATTTTTATGATGCTTGGCGATATGCACGATATCCCAGAAGAAGTCGCAGATAACCCGCCCGAACTCATTACTCTACAAGACGCAAAGGATTTCATCGACAGCCACAAAAACCGTGAGTTTGCCTCAGTAGAAGAAGCTATGAGGGCGGCTGCATGATATATTTGACTCGTTGTGACACCGCCTACACTGAAACCACTACTCTAGTGGACGATATTCGTTACCCGCAACATGCGCATATTATCCCAGAGACATTTCGGCGTGCAAAGTCTGGCATGGCGTACCCTCCACACAAACTATTAGAAAGCGTTGTAACGAAAGAGACACGCGAGTATGTGCAGAATAACAAGACCTCTGGTAAAACAGCGTTTATCTTCGCCGCTGGTAACCAAGGCTGGATGGGTAACAACGGACGGTACGACAAGAACCCAGATGCCGAGCTGCACTACAAAATAAAAGTACCATTCATAGTACTAACCAACATCTATGCAGGGCGTATCGCTAGTATGTTTGGGCCTGTTGACCATGTATCCACGGACGCCAGTGCCTGCGCGTCGAGCCTGAAAGTCTTGATGGATGTATATAACTTAGTAACAAATTATGGGTTTACCCGTGTCATTGTTCTGAGCGGTGAAGATGCTGTAAACAACTTGTCTCTTGAGTTTTTCGGGGAGGCGGGTGCAAGTATACAACGGGATGACAATATTGTACCGTCTTCGTTTGATGATATTAATAAAGGATTTTATCTCGGGCAGGGCGCAGTTTTGTCAGTATTTGAGACTGAACCACACGAGTCCCCACGTGCTAAATTCCTTGGGGCATACAGTGCGTCAGAAGATAACACTAACCCACTGGGGCAACGCGAAGACGGCGCAGGATACAGTAAGGCAATAGAAGGCGCTTTATGGGTAGCCAAAACCCCCGGAAATAGTGTATATATGGTTAAAACGCATGGAACCGGAACGTCGGTAAACAATGCTGCGGAAAAAACAGCCTTAACTCGTACTCTTAACGAGTTCATTGCTACGTCTTATAAACCACGCATAGGGCATACAATGGGGGCTAGCGGATTGTTGGAGACGGACCTCATGTTGCGAGATATTAACAAAGGGATTATTCCAAAGATACCAAATCGCACATCTGCGGATTCTGTTTTTGTGTCTGAGGATACCGCGCCACGCGGGGATATGTTCCTAAGTCTCGCTGCAGGGATGGGAAATATTTATTCCGCTGCACTGTTTTCGTCGGAGGTGTAGCATGGTTACCGTTGTAGATAGCACCAAGCAGCCCTTACAAGCCCCTGAGATTATAATGACCGCTGCGTCAGAACTTAATAATACAGGTCGTCCTGTGGGTAATGTTATTGCTGCGCTAGCGCAAGAACTCGCTATGCCGAATACAGATCAGGTGCAGATTGGTAATACAGTGTTTATCGGGCACCGTGGCAAAGGCAAGAACAAGAACGTCATGGCAGGGCGTGCGCTCAACTTAGATACTGCGCGAAACTTTATGCGTAATGGGCTAAAGTACATCGCGTACCTACAAAGAAAAGGTGTTGAATACTACCGTACTGACTTTGACGAGAAACAATACCTTACGGCGTTTCAGTTTTGGTTCAATAAAAGTGAGGGTACGGACACCGAAATAGATGTAGTACAGTTAGATACTGGCGGTTACCGTGCGTTCATCAAAATTGGAGAAGACTCACTAGCTGAGTTCTGGAGGTTGTAAATGCCAGTATTAATCGCCCTCGGTGCCGGAGCCGCCGCTGCGGGAGGGGCAGCAGCTTTAGGTGCTAGTGTCGTAGGAGCTACCATAATTGGTACAGGCGTAGCCATAGCCGCGCATGAAACGGGTGTAGCAAGAGACGTATACGACGCTGTAATTAAACCTGTAAGTGATGGTGTAGGAGACATTCTTCGTTCTGATGTAGGACAGGCGGTACTAAAAATAGCAGCGTTAGCGGCGGGGGCACCGCCGTGGGTAGTACCATTAATCAGCGGTGCGGGGGAGCTAGCTGAAGGTGGCGACCTTGGAGACGCACTAAAAGCCGCAGCTATATCTTATGCAGCACAGGGTATTGGCGACGTTACAGGTGAACTTGCAGGCGATGCAGTACTAAGCGCAACAGGTAACGCAGCCGTTGCTACATTCGTTGAAGCAGGTACAGAGCAAGCGGCTAAAGCCATAGTTTATGGGCAAGACCCAGTCCAAGCGTTTATAACAGGTGGTGTAGCCACAGCTATGCCTGCTATTCGTGGGTATGTTGATGAGCAGACGGATGGACTGTTCTCTGAACTACCTGAGGTGGCGCAGAATGTATTAGATGTTTCGTTCAGTAAAATACTGACAGGCGAAGATGTAACTCCTGAAGCTATCATGAACGCGGTTCTGTCCGCCGAATCTGTTACCAATGCGGTGAGTGGGTTCTTCGAAGACGCAACAGGTTACTCCGAAGGAGAGATAGCGGCAATCACTTCGGCGGTGCAGCGTACAGCTAGCGCAGCATTCGGTGGTGGAGACATAGAAGCTACGCTTGCTAATCAGCTTAACTCTTACGCAAATAAAGAGTTTAAAAATTGGTTTAACACCACGAGTGCAGGTGTCCAGATCACTCAGACGATGGACAAGATCACGGGTGATTATCAACGTGTCCAAACCAAAGCAGAGGAGATGGACACTCTAAGTAAGAACTACGATGCGTTAACCGGACGGTATAGAGAAATTGTAGACAGTCTTGGCGCAGATGGCGAAACACTTACAAACCTAGCAACTGAGTACCAACGCGCCCTGCAAAATTTTCAGGCGAACGAGTCTAGCGAGAACACTGCAGCGCTTGAAGCCGCAGCTAATGCATATACTAATTTTGAAAGCACGTTTGATACTAAGTATCCTGACCTTAAAACTGAGATGGACAACATCGCTAACATGCTGCCTCAACTGGAGCAGATATTTTCAGAACTTACCGAAGAGTATAACGTATTAACTTCTGATCTTACTACCGCAGTTGAACTTGCAGATGATGAACTGAGACCCCTCTACGAAGAACTAGATAAAAACTTCGTGGAGTTTATGGACCCGAACTTTAACGAAGCTGAATACCGTGAGATCGCAGGGTTAGATTCGGGTGAAGATGCGTATTACCACTGGCTGACTGAAGGCAAAGAAGCAAACCTACCTACTAACCAGACCGCGTTTAGAGAAGAGTTTGATGCACGGTTTAGCGGTGTAGTTACAAATGTTTTAGCTGACTTAGGCGTCGATCCTACGCGGGTTACTCCACAACAAATGAGAGAACTGACTGCGTTTGTTAGTAACAAAGTAGGTACAAATATTAATGCGTTACGTAATATTGGGTATGTAGACCTCGCGGGACAGTTTGCTAACACTAACGCAGGTGCACAGGTACAAGATATTGGCACGTATTACTCACTAAGAGATGAGTTAGCCGCTGGCGCAGAAATACCCATCGATGCTAATTCCCGTGCATTCTTAACTAAATATGGCGTTGACCTCACCGATGTTGTGGACGGTGAGTACATAATCCAAGAAGACCTAGATATAGTAGATAAGAATTTAGGAAGTACGCTACTAAAACAAACAAGAAGTGAACCCGTCAAAGCAGAGGGAGTCACTGATGAAGATATTGCCAATGGGAACGCAAAATTAAGTATTAGGTCAGACGGACTACTAGAGTGGGGCAAAGTAGAGTTTAACACACCTTATTGGAGTAACGAATTTAATAGGCTTGTTAGGAGAGCTTACTACACTGAAGGGTTTAGAGCTAATGAGGGTGCCTATGAGATAGTTGACGCATTTACCAATGAGCGGCTAAGTGACGGCTCCGTACTGAGAACAGTGATTGGTACAGGGAATCTAATTGGGTACGACGACCTACGTGAATCTAATCCCGGTTTATGGGCAGAGATTGGTGCAGGTTTAGC